CCTCCATAAGGTTCGGCGACTTGCCTCACCCCGAGGTCTTGGCGCCGCCGACCGCCGCCGAGAGCGTGCGGCAGATCGCTGATGACGTCCGGATGACCCGGAATATTGGCCTCGCATTCCTGCTCGGTCGCATGGTTCCGGGGCTGTTTGCCCTCGGTTTCATCTGGCTGCTCTTCTTCCGCCACTGATTTGCATTTTTCTAGGGGGAGGGGTTGACAGAACCCCCATATCATGCGTATAGATTTGCTTGAATGCAAATGGAGTGACCGTGCAGCTCTTCCTCAGCAAATCCCTCGTCCAAGCCTTCCGCCTGCCTCTCTGGGGCCGCACCGCTGACGAGACGCCGCCGCAATGGCTGGTGGCCCGGATCCAAGCCGGAGAGCTGGAGATGAACAGCCTTGGCGGCCTCACCATGGGCACGCCGTTCGGTGCGCAGTCCTGCGTCGCGGGCGACATCGTGGTCTTCTACCCGGACAACTCGATCGGATTCGAGAAGCCCGAGACGTTTGAACGGGACTTCGAGCCCGTTCAGGATCTTCAGCAGGCCGCCTGAGGCGCCGCTACTTCCTATCCTCACTCAACTTAGCCCGTCAGGATCAAACCTCCTGGCGGGCTTTTTGCGTCGTGGGTTCGCGCTCCTGGGTACCACCAGTAGAGCGCGAGATCGGCGGTCCTAGCTCGCATCCCGCACAAGACGAGCAGGGATACCCAAGAGCGCGCCGCACGCCCGCGCCGCCGCCGAACATTTCAGCCGGGGTCATGACATGCAGCTCGCCACCTTCGAGCCGGTCGTCCCTCGCCAATCGGACTACGCTCGGTTCTTGAAGGAGTACCCCGGGTACCTCCACCAGATCGCGCAGCTCGGCTACTCGCAAGTCTTCTTTCCGCACAGCGTGGCGTGGGAGCCTTCGCTCATGGCCGCGCCGGACCTATTTGTCGCAGCCTTCGCTGCGCAGGTCCCGCAGCTCCGTTTCGGTATCGCCGGTTTCAACCTTCGCGCCATGGACCCGTTCTCGGTCTTCCAGCGCACGCTCTATCTATCGGCCCTGTTCCCCGGTCGCATCGACGTCGCCTTCACTTGGGCTGACACGATCGCCGGCATCGACAAGCACCACGTCGCTCACAATTCGCGGGATGCGGTCGCGGAGATGGTGGACATCTACAAGGCCGGCTCGCCGAACTTTCCTTCGCCGCCGCTCTATCAGGTGACCACCGGCATCGACCGCTGTCGCTTAGCCGGTCAGATGGGACTCGGTCTGATCACAGCTTACTTCGGGCCTGAAAGCCTGCCGGCGATCGAGGCCTACCGAGAGGCCAGCGCGCAGCCGCACCTCATGGTGATGGTGCCGGCGGTTTGCGCTGAGACGCAGGCGAAGGCAGATCTGCTGACGCAGCCGAGCCACATGTTTTACTTCAACAGCCGCTGCAACTTCATGCGCGGCACGCCAGCCGATGTGAAGTGTCGCATCGAAGAACTGGCTCAGTCCTTGGGGGATCCAAGGATCATCGTCACGGCGCCGCTCTTCAACAGGCAGCGGCGCCTGGAAGCCTACGGGCTTCTCGCCCGAGAGTTCGGGCTCCACTGAAATTCGCCAGCACCGATCAACCGAGCATCCGGGACGGACCTCGACCGATCGCTGCTGGCAACTTCGATTCCCCGAGACCCTCGGGGATATCACCGGCCCTTCGAGCGGGATGCTTGGCGGGCCTCTTATCACGAGGGGCGGGATGCCCCGCATTTCCGGGATGGATATGCTCAAAGCAGTCGTTACTGATCTCAACCAGCTCGATGAGAGCCTGCGTGGCTACTACGTTTCGAAGGACGGGAAGTTCTTCCTGAACGTGACGCCGACCGAAGGTTTCGAACTCGACAACGTGCAGGGCCTGAAGAACGCTCTCGGCGCGGAACGCAACAACGTTTCGATCCTGAAGGCGCAGCTGCAGCCCTACGAAGGCCTCGATGTGACCGCGGCGAAGACCGCGATCGAACGCATCACCGCCTTCGGTGACATCACGCCGGAAGCCGCCAAGACGGCGGTCGAAACGGCGACACGATTGCAAGCACTCGATCCCCAGAAAGAGGCTGAGACGATCGCGAACACCAAGCTCGAAACCTTCAAGGGACAGATCTCCGCGCAGTACGCGACCAAGGAGACCGAGTTCAACCTGAAGGTCAAGGGCCTGGAGGACACGAACGCCAGCCTGACGGGGCAGCTTCAGACCTTGATGCGTGACAACGCGATCCAGGCCGAAGTCGCAAAAGCCAACCCACTGGACGACGCGCGGGATGCCGTCGAACTCCTGGTGTCCAAGTTCGTCAAGACGTCCATGAAGGACGGCAAGGTCGTCGTCGAGGTGCTCGACACCAACGGCAACCCCCGCATCAAGGACGTGAATGGCACTCCGGTCACCGTCGCTGATCTCGTCGCTGAGATCCGCGAAAGCCGCGCCGCTCTCTTCAAGCCTGACGAGAAGCGCGGACTGGGCACTCAGCCCGGAAGCACTGGCGTACAGCCGGCCGGCGGGGTCGTGAACCCCTGGGCCGCTGAGACGCGCAACCTCACCCAGCAGATGGTGCTGGAAAATACCAAACCCGAACTGGCCAAGCAGCTCAAGGCTGCAGCCGGCGTCACGGACTAACCTCCAACACGCTCATTCAATCGACCGCCGGGACGTTCGCGCCCCGGCGTTTGCTTGAATGCAAAAGCTGCACCCGAAGAGGGGCAAAGGCCAGTCAAACTCAAGAGTGAGAAATGACTGCAACCGCACTCGCGGACATGATCGTCCCGACCAAGTTCAACAAGTACGTCCAGGTTCTCTCGACGCAGAAGTCCGAGCTGTTTCAGTCGGGCATCATCACGGACCTGTCCAGCGTCATCGACGCCGAGATCGAAGGCAAGACGGTCAACATGCCGTTCTTCAACGACCTCGACGCCTCGGACGCCGAGCAGGTGCTCGACGACAACTCCGACCTGACCGTCAGCAAGATCTCCACCGGCCAGGACGTGGCCGTGAAGCTTCTGCGCGGTAAGGCGTTCGGTTCGACCGACCTCGCCGCCGACCTGTCGGGTGCTGACCCGATCGACGCCATCGCCAACCGTTTCGCCGACTGGTGGAACAAGCGCATGCAGACCGCTCTGCTCTCGGCCCTCGCGGGCGCGATGGGCGCGGCCAGCATGGCGGCGAACGTCAACGACATCTCCGCGCTGACCGGTGGTGCTCAGTACTTCGACGCCGACTCGTTCATCGACTCGGCCTTCTTGCTCGGCGACGAGCAGGGTGGTCTGACCGGTGTCGCCGTCCACTCGCTGACCCTGAAGGCGATGGTGAAGGCCGACCTGATCGACTACATCCCCGACAGCCAGGGCAAGCTGACCATCCCGACCTATCTCGGCAAGTCCGTGATCGTCGACGACGGCATGCCGGTGAGCGGCGCGGGCGCGACCCGCATCTTCACCACCTACATCTTCGGCCCCGGCGCGATCGGCTACGGCGAACGCTCCCCGAAGGTCCCGGTGGAGGTCGAGCGCCAGGCTCTGAAGGGCATGGGCCAGGAGTACATCGTCAACCGCCGGCAGTGGGTCATGCATCCGCGCGGCGTGAAGTGGCTGGGCGGAACGCAGGCTGGCGTCACGCCGGCCAACAGCGAGCTGGCCACCGCGACGAACTGGCAGCGCGTGTACGATCCCAAGATCGTCCGCATCGTCGCCTTCAAGCACATGCTGGCGGCCTAATCGTCTGACCCTCAGACGGTGAGCTGAAACACAGGACCCTCCCTGGCTCTCGAAGCTGGGGAGGGTTTTTTGTGACTCTGGAGAAATTCATGTTTGGATCGAAAGGCTTCCGCGCCAAGGAAGCGACTGCGAACTACAAGCGTCGCATCAAAAAGCTTCAGACCGACGAGGTCCGCGCCGTTCGCTTCGCCAATCTGCACGGCAATGCCGAGCCGGCCGTTGCGCCGGAAGCGGTGGAGCCTGCCGAGGTCGAAGTGACCGAGGAGACCCAGCCCGCGACGACCGACGCCCCCGCGCCGGAGACGCCCGCCGACGAAGCCGGTGAGAACGGCGACGCGCCTGCCGACGAGGCTGGTGACGAAGACGCCGAGGACGCTGGCGACGAAGATGCCGGCGAGGATGCCGCCGAGGGCGAGGCTGACGCCGCTCCCACGGAAGGCGAGACCGCCCCGAAGAAGAAGGCCGGCAAGGCCAAGAAGAAGTCCGCCAAGTAAGCGGCAGGAGTAGTCATGGGATACGCGACGAAGGAAGACATCGACGAGCTTTACGGCACCGACCTCCTCGTCAAGATCGCTGACTACGACCGTGACGGCACGCCGGACCCCCTCGTTGTTGACAAGGGGCTCCAGGCTGCCGACGAGATTTGCGACGCCTACCTGTCTGCCCAGTACACCATCCCGGTGGTCCCCACGCCCGGCGTGGTGAAGAACTGCGCGATCGACATCGCGGTCTACAAGATCGCGCTCGGCCGCGGCGGGCGAACGGATGAAATGCGCGTCCGGTACGAAGACGCTCTTGCCCTGCTGGAGAAGATCTCGACCGGCAAGGTGGGCCTTGGCTTACCGCCCACGACCGGCACCGACGAGAACGGAGACCCGGTGACGACCAACCCGAACGTCAAGCGTTCCGGAGGGTCGTTCGACTGCGGGAGGGCCTGATGCCCGCCGAACTCAAGTCTCGGATGACCGTCAAAGGTCTCGCCGAGCTGAACAAACGCATCGCCGAGCTGCTGCACGACGCCGACAATCTGCGGCCGGTCTGGGATCAGGCAGCCGAGTACATGGTGCGCTCGACGCAGAACCGCATCAACCAGACGCACAAAGGTCCGGACGGAACGCCTTGGGCTCGCCTGGCCGATCTCACGGTCAAGCTGAAGGGCAACGACTGGCCACTCTATGCCACCGGCAAGCTGGTCAATGGCATCCAGGTCGGACAAGTCAACCGCGCCGGCTTCACCATTCAGTCGACCGCGACGAATGAGGACGGCCAGAACTATTCGAACTGGGTCCAGAAGGGCGTTCGCCGCAGCAAGGGCAAGTACAAGAAGAAAACCCAGCCGCACTCTCCGGCTCGTCCGTTCATGGGCTTCTCGAAGGAGAACGTGGCCCGGATCAGCAAGATGATCCGCGATCACCTGAAGAGAACCTGATGAGTGCGATCGTAAATTTCCGCAACAAGATCATCGAGACCATCAAGGCCGCGGCTCCCAATGTGGACGTCGACTGGTACGATGGTCTCTTCGATGAGAAGGACGTTGCTGACTGGACGCTGAAGACTCCCGCAGCTCGCGTCGCTGTCATGAAGGTCCCAGCAGAACATCACACGACCGGTGAGTTGAACGCCTGTCTCAAGGTGGTCGTCGTCATCATCGACGAGAACCGCCACGTCCTTCTGGACGGAGACGAAGATGCGTGGAACCTGGTCGAACAGGTCGCCATCCTGGCGAACCTGAACACTTTCGGCGACCCAAACGCCGCACCCGCCACGAAGATCGACTTCAAGCGCATCAGCCAGCCTGAGCTGCGTCGAGAAGGCATCACTGTCGGCATCGTTGAATGGCAGAGCGACTTGATGATCGGACGAAACCGGTCACGCGAGCGCGAGTACGTCTATCTCAACGGCCAGCAGGTCACACAGGTGCCTCGCAGCCGCGTCACGGCGCTCGGCCAGGTCACCCTGGCAAGCGGCGCCCACGCAGAAGAAACGCTGGACATCACCCCAGAGGACTAACCCGCCATGCGCGCTGTACACGCCATGGAGCGGCGACTGCAGGATCTTGAACGCAAGATCCAAGGCAAGGAGCGGCTCGGCAAAATCGTCGACGTCAAGTTCGAGAAGAATCGCTGGTACGTCAAGCTCAACGATGGGCAGGACGAAAGCCCGAGCGGATCGGGCGGCAAGCGCGGCGACACCGTCAAGAGCGACTGGCAGCCGTGGAAGAGCTTCTCCCACGGCACGATCAAGTCGTCCGTCCCTCCGAAGAAAGGCCAGTACGCGCTGCTCCGCGGCGTGAACGGCATGATGGAGCTGGCGACCGCAGAGCCGTACCACTACGGCCCCGAGAACCCGTCGCCTCACGACAAGCCGGACGAGATCGTCCACCTGATCGAGGACGACGAGAACGAGCAGCAGCAGGGCGGCCAAGGTGGCCAGGCCGGCGGCGGCTCGATGTCTGCCATGTCTGAAGGTGGCGGCGAGGGCGGCGGAGGCGGCAAGTACAACACCTGGCAGCGGATCACGAAGGATCTGCACCACCTGATCATCCAGAAGAAGGGCGCCAACATGGACGCCATGGGTGATCTCGGCGGCCTCGCTGGAATGGCCGGCCTCAACGGGCTGGACATGTCGAACTTCACCAGCGCGATGGGCGGCCTCGGCAACATCGGCAATCTGGGCAACCTGAACCTCGCCAATATGGCGGACTTCAGCCAGATCAGCAGCATGATCAACATCAGCAACCTGCAGAACTTCGCCAACCTCGGACAGATCGCGCAGTTGCAGAACATGACGCACCTGACCTCGGTCGGCAACATCATGCAGACCGTGCAAACGGTCCTCGGCGGCGGCAGTCTTCAGGCGCCCGGCGGCGACGCTGGCTCGGACGGGCAGGGCGCAGGCCAGAAGCAACAGTCCTCCCGCAAGATCCCCGAGATCCAGGAGGACGGTCACTCCGACACCACGCAGGTGCTGGCGGACAAGGAAAAGATCGTCAAGACGGTCGGCGACAAGAAGTCGTTCTACCGGCAGGACGAAGAGAAGGTCCACATCCGCTTCGGCGAACAGGACGAGAAGGCCGACATCCTCATGGAGGACGGCAAGCTCAAGGTCCAGTTCAAGGACAAGAAGGCGGTGATCACCCTGACCGAGGAAGACCTGACGGTCCAGTTTGGTGAGGACGAGAACGCTAAGATGGTGATGACCGACGAGGACATCACGATCACCCAGGGCGGCGAGGATGCTTCCAAGATCTTCATGACAGACCACGAGATCGTGGTGTCGCAGGGCGAGGACGCTTCGCGCGTCACGATCCAGGAAGACTACGTCGAAGTGAAGGGCGCCGCTGAGTGCTCTGTCGGCGTCGATGGTCGCTGGGTCTACATCAATCAAGGCCGCGTCAACCTCGGCGTTTCCGGTCCCAAGGAGATGGCGCAAATGCGCGTCATGACCGAGGCCGGTCCCTCGAACCGAGTCTGGGCCAACATCGCTTAACAAGGAACAAGAAGAAAATGCCCAAGTACAACGTCGAAAAAGCGATCTGGCTCGGCGGTCTCAAGCAGGATGCCGGCTCGGTTGTCACCCTCACCGAGGCGCAGGCCAAGTATTGGGGCCACGCGCTGAGCAAGGTCGAAGACAAGCCGGCCGAAGCCGCTCCCGTCACGAAGAAGGCTGCCAAGAAGGCCGACGCCGCGGGCGCGGTCGTGACCGAGCAGCCGGAGGCAACTGCGAATGGCGCTGGCAACTGAGCATCTGATCGACATCGACCGTAAGACGGGCGACTACGTTCAGGGCTGGCCGCGCATCAAGCAGAGCATCGAAACGATCCTCACCACGCGCATTGGCGTTCGCCTGATGCGCCTCTGGTGGGGTTCGAACTTCATCAACATGCAGGACAAACCGGGCAACGAAGAAACGATCATGAGCGGCATGATGGCAGCGATCTCCGCCATCAACACCTATGAGCCCGAGTTCAAGGTCACCCGCGTGTCGATCGATGCGTTCGACTCTTCCGGCGAAATCACCATCACCATTGAGGGTGTCGACCTGATCGACGCGAGCCTCAAGCGCACAAAAACCACCGTTTAAGGCGAGGGCCCGATGCCGAGTTTTGAGTCACCCGCGCTGTACATCGACTTTGCGCGACTGCCGCCGCCGAAGGTCATCGAGGAGATCGACTACGAAGTCCTCCTCAAGGTCTACCAGGACCAGGTGGTTGCGAAGAACGGCGATCTCGCTCGTGCGGTAGCGCTTGAGCAGTCACCCACGAACATCGTCCTGGAGGCTGAAGCCTACGGCGAGATGATCGTCCGCGAGCGCATCAACGCCGCGGCGCGAGCCTCTATGCTGCCCTTCGCCACCGGTTCTGACCTCGAAGTTATCGGCGCCCGCTTCAACGTGGCGCGCATGGACGGCGAGCTGGACCCCCGCTTGCGGAGGCGCATCCAGCTTTCGATGGAGTCTTTCTCCACGGCCGGCAGCCCAGGCGCCTACATCTTCCATGCGCTGAGCACCTCACTGAGTGTTAGGGACGCCACAGCAGTCGCCGAGCGCGGCACGGGCAGGGTCACCGTCACCATCATGGCGGACGGGGCCGATCCGGTTCCGACTGGCCCTCTGGTCGACGCGGTCTATGACCGCCTGATGTCAGACGGCATCAAGCCTCTGACCGACGACATTTCCGTGCTGCCGGTGACCAAGATCCCGGCGGACATCACCGCCAACCTCACGCTCTACCCTGGCCCTGACGCATCGCTTGTCATCGCCGACGTCAACAAGGCGCTGACCGCGCTGCGCGCCCGCGTCTCTCAGATCGGCCGCGACCTGAAGCGATCCGCGGTGCTCGCCGCCCTCAATCAGGAGGGTGTGCAGAACGTCGACACGGAGTTTCAGGATATCAACGTCGGGAACAGCGGCGTCGTCTGGATCAATTCCGCCAGCGTGAACGTGTCCAACGTACGCGAGGAATAACCAAATGGCTCAGCGCCTGATGGACCAAATCCTGGCGCCGAACGCTACGGTCTACGAGCGCACTCTCGCCTCTCAGGTCGATCGGCTCCTGTCTCTGGACACCGATCGACTGCGGCGACTCTGGGATCCTTATCGATGTCACATCGACGACCTGCCGTATCTGGCTTGGTCGTTCTCGGTGGACTTGTGGGACACGGAATGGCCTGAAGCCAAGAAGCGCAAGGTCGTCGCCGACGCCGTCGCACACCACCGCATCAAGGGTACGAAGGCCGGCATGGCCACCTACCTTGATCTGGTCGACTGTAATCTCGAAAACCTGATCGTGCCACCTGCGCGCGGCTATCGCATCCCTGCGATGACCAACGACGAGTTCATGTCGTGGCTGCTGCATCTGCCGCAGATCCGGCTGTACCCGTACATCATTCGCGATCCTGCCGGCGAGCGTGAGTTTCGGACGAAGGACGTCTACTTCCGGAACATCAACTTCCGTGAGCCCAGCAACGGCCCGAACCTCTATGGCCGCAAGGCGTCGATCGTCAATAATGGGGCTGAGACCTTCGTTAAGCTCGAAGCGATGACTGAGCTTGGCGGCCAGATCATAGAGCGCGTCTCGTTCGCCAACACTTCAGCGCGCGACTATCACAGCACGGGCTTTCGCGGCGAGAAGTTCTATCAGCCGACTGACGCTGCCAACAACATCGTGACGGTGCGGCTCAGCCAAGCCTCATCCCAGCTGACGTCCGTTACGCCGGGGCTCACACCCCAGGATGTTCGACCGACGCAGATCGCCGAAGTGCATACCGCCTACGCGGATCAGCACTTCCACGACTACAACGCCTCGTTCCGAGGTAAGAATTTCCGCTGCGAGACGGATGCGGCCCGCTGGATCTACGATCGAGTGGCACTGCACAACAAGGCTGACCTGCCCGCAGGTTTGGCCGTCAAGTCTTATCGCGGTCATATGCGGTACGGCATTCAGCCCTTCACGGCTGAAGCGAAAGTCAGCATCCCGCTGAAACGGTCCCCGGCTCAAGGCTTTGGTGGCCGCTTCCGCAATGGCTTCCGCGTCCTGACCGACATGAAGAAGCTCGACGACGCCTGCGGGGCGATCGTCGCTGCCAAGCCTCTGCGCGACACTGTTCTCGTCGACACGGTCAACCACCGGGTCGTGCGTCTCAAGGACAGGCGTCGACTCGGAACGTTCAAGCTCGGCGAAATCAAGAAGGTCGCATAGCGATCTAAGGATCAACCACAAGCCGCTCCTCACCGGGGCGGCTTTTTCATTTTGGGAACACCAGTGGAAAACAAAATCATCTTCCATGCGAACATCGACGATGATCCGACCGACTTCACGCGGTTGCAGGATTTCGCCGAGGCTTCGCTTGACCACGTCGTGCTCGACGGCATCAGCAACCTCACCAAGTACGTCGGCTTCGGCGTCACGAAGGTCGCGGTGACGCAGATCCAGGTTCAGACCGGACGTCTCTACTCTGCCGGCAAGGTCTACTCCTCGTCCGACACCGCCTGGAGCAAGGACTTCATCACGCAGCTGCCCGTCGCCGGCAAGCGTATCGCCTCGGTCGTTACCTGGGGCCAGGAGACGGACACGGACATCCGCCCGCGTCAGTTCCTGATCAACGCTGAGACCCGCCAGGCCGAGCCGCAGGCCGTGCCGCTGGTTCATTCCCGCGTCGCCAATCTGAACGTCGTTCTCGGCGCTGAGGCTCCGGACCCGTCCGCCCCGCTGGTGGACGCCGGTTACACGGTCATCGCCAACGTGGTCCTGACGCCGACCGGCGTCGACTTGATCACGATGAACATCGACAACCAGCTGCCGAGCGTCCAGGCGCACGAGCAGCGGATCGACGACCTCGAACAGTTCGAGGAGACCGCCGGTCTCCAGATCAAGACGCTGGCCTCCGACATCGCGGCTCTGAAGGCCGCGGGCTCGAAGGGCGACGTCGACCAGGCCACCATGGGCCGCACGCTGGTCCGTCTGGCAGTGCTCGAGTCCAAGAACGGCGTGGTCTACAACGCGATCGACTCGGACGCGAACTTCTTCCTCGACACCGTCAAGTCGCAGCTGGATGACCCGCTGTCGCATGTGAAGGTGGAAGAGGGCATCCGCATGCCGCACGCCGCCGAAGGCGCCGCGGCCCTCCAGATCTTCAACCCGCTCGATCCGAACGCGACGATCAAGAACGGGATCATGTTCCCCGCCTACACGCGGGAAGCCTGGCTCCAGTCCGGCACCATCAACGGTGAGCTGCAGGTCGCAGCCTACTCGGTCCAGTCGTTCGACATGGTCCAGAAGATGATGTCGAAGACCCGCATCCGGTACGGCGACGAGTTCTACGTCTGTACGAACAGCCTGTTCTGGCAGACCGGCCAGTACAACGGAGCCGGCCTCTTCTTCCGCGACGGTCAGACCTACGAGGTCGAGAACCCGCAGGACACGCCCTACCATGCGTTCATCCGTCTGCGCCAGATCTGGATCGACAGGTGGGATGAGCCCTACTGGGAGAAGGTAACGACCACGACCACGGTCACCGGCACCCAGATCGCCGAGACCTGGCTCCAAGGCCAGAACATGTGGCTCGACGCCGTTGGCGTCTGGTTCACCCGTCTCGCGGCCTCCGGCTCGGCCCACTTCGCCATCGTCGAGGTCTCCGATTACGGTCTGCCGAACCTCAAGGCGTGTATCGCTCAGACCACGGTGCTCCGCGAGAACCTCGTTCTCCAGGGCGAGACCAAGGTCTCGTTCCAGCCGACCTTCCTCCAGGCCGGCAAGCGGTACGCGATCGTCGTGACCACGGCAGCCGACCACTGGGTCGCTACGGTCCCGGGTCAGCAGTTCACGTCCGGTACGTTCTTCTACGTGCTCGACGGCGCATACGCTCAGGGCGATGCGTTCAAGGATCTGTGGATGCGGCTCTACCGCTGCAAGTTCAACACGGCCCGTGCGGTCATCACGTTGAACCCGCTGCAGCTGGCTGGCGGTATCTTGGCGATCGATCTGCTCACCGGCACGATCGTCCCGGACGGCACCTCGCTCACGTACGAGATCCAGGTCGGATCGACTTGGTACAACTTCCTCGACGTGGACAAGTACATGCTGGGCCAGGGCGGCACGATCCCGCCGCTGTTGCCGCTCCGCGCGGTCTTCATGGGCTCGGTCGACTGCATGCCTTGCATCAACTTGGCTGACAGCTCGGTCTACGTGTCCCGGCCGGACGTCTATGCGCAGCACGTCTCCAAGACGCGCACGCTGCCGGCGGCTTCCACGTCGATCCGAGTGATCGAGCGCTACGAGTACTTCGATCCGGCTTATCACACCGCGAGCTGCAAGCTGCTCACTGGTGCGACCTTCACGACTCAGGTGGCTCCGTCCTCGGTGACGACCTGGATCGATCCGGACGATGGCGCGACCGAGAAGACCTACGTCTTCAATCTCGGCGCCGCGATCACGCAGTTCCGCAAGCTGACCCGTCTCGACACCTCGACCAACCAGCGTGTGTTCCACGTCGGCTGGCAAAAGGACTACGCCGTCTAAGGCGGAAAGGACAACACCAACATGACCGACAACACGAACGCGGCCACCCCCGAGGTGGTCGCGGTTGAGCCTGCGCCCGTGCCGGCCGATCCCGTCTATTACGACGTGAAGCTGAACGCCCGGTTCACCTGGCTCGACTTCAATTACCTGCCCAGGGACCATCACATCGTCGACAAGACCGTCTTCGATGCGATGGAGGCTGCGGGGGTGATCGCTGATGTCAAGCAACTTTCCTGAGCTTGTATTCAGCGAGGATGAAGACTTCACGGCAGATCGTTTGAACGCGGCGATGCAGGTGCTGGATCAGCGCCTGCGTTCCCTCGAACCGTTCACGCCGTCCTGGCAGCAGGCGGTCAACGACCTGCGTGACGTCGGCCTCTCTCGTCTGAACGACGCCATCCTGCCGGCGTACAACCGCATCCAGCTGTTGTCCACGCTCGGCTTCCTCTTCGCTGGCTCGTCCAGCGAGGTCACTCTCACCAACGACATGACTGCGACCTTCGTCATCGACGATGAGACGCAGAAGTCGTTGTTCACGCCGACTCCATTCCTGGCGCTGACGCGCTCCTCGACGGTCGATGACTTTGCAATCGCTCAGTTGATCTCGTACGAGGCAGCCACCGGCACGCTGATGGTGCAGGTCAAGTCGATCACCGGCAACCCCGGTCCACACACGGACTGGCAGATCGGCGCTTGTGCGGCGAGCACCATCGCTGCCATGGCCTACTTCGGCCAGATCGACACGGCTCGTACCCAAGTCAACGCTTCGAAGGTGGCCACCGCTGCCGATCGCGTTCAGACTGGTCTCGACCGAGTCCAGACAGGCGCGGATCGCAATGCCGCCTCTACCTCGGCTTCTGCTGCCGCGGCTTCGGCTGCGCTCGCCGGCACCTGGGATCCGACCAACTACGCCCTCAAGTCGTATGTGGACGGAAAGATCCAAGCTCTGATCGGCACCGCGCCGTCGAGTCTGGATACGTTCCAGGAACTCGCTGCCCAGATGGCGGCGGACGAAAGCGGGTTCACCGCGCTGTCCACCACGGTCTCTGGAAAGCTGGGTGCTTCGAACAACCTGAGCGACCTGACCGACAAGGCGCAGGCTCGCATCAACCTCGGCGTCACCTTCGCGAACCCGACCAGCAAGTCGACCATGGTGGTGCAGAACGGCTCTGCCGTCACCTACATGCGATCGGACGCGGCCCCCGCGATCGATGCTGCGATTGCTCCGACCTGGACTGGTGCTCACACCTGGACCAGCAACATCGGCGCCAGCTTCATCAACCGCGCGACCTTTGGATTCGTGAACGTCTACGCCACAGACAGTGGATCGGCGTTCATCACGTTCCATCGGACTGCGTACGCGATG